AAGTGAAAAGGAAACTAACTAAATGGTAAAGGAACAAATTCGAGAACTTATTGATTTCTTGAACAGACACACGGAACTTTATGATGAAGGTCATCCTGAAATTTCCGACAAAGAGTGGGACGATAATTATTTTGCCCTTGAAAAGTTGGAACAGGAAACCGGCATAATTTATCCTGACTCCCCAACCCAGTCTATCCATTATGCCGAAATTAAGGGAGGTCTTTTAAAGGTGGAACATAACCACCCTATGCTTTCTTTGGATAAAACAAAGAGCGTAGAAGAAGTTAAAGAGTTTGTAGGAAATGTCCCTTTTATTGCTATGTGTAAAATGGACGGGTTAACCTGTTCATTGAGATATGTAAATGGCAATTTAGTTAGTGCTGAAACACGCGGAAATGGTCTTGTGGGAGAGGATATCTTACACAATGCTAAAGTAATCAAAAATATTCCTCAAAAGATTGCTTATACTGATGAACTTATAGTTGATGGTGAAGTAATCTGTAACTTAAAAGATTTTGAGTTTTGGAGTAATACTTTTAAGAACCCTCGTAATTTTGCGTCAGGTTCTATTCGATTACTTGATTCCGAGTGTTGTGCGACCAGAAACTTATCTTTTATTGCTTGGGAAGTAATTAAGGGAATACAAGATGATTTTCTTAGTGATAAACTTAGAGCTTTAAGTTATTTGGGTTTTGAAACAGTTCCGTATATTAGTCTTACTAATAGTGATAATGAAGCTATACAAGGCTCAATTAATTTACTTCAAAATTTGGCTGCTGAAAAGTATCCAATAGATGGAGTTGTATTTAAGTTTGAAAGTAGGCAATATGGAGAAACTCTTGGTCAAACAGAGCATCACTTTAAGAACGCTATTGCTTATAAGTTTTATGACGAAAGTTATGAAACTCATTTGCTTGGTATTACTTATGATACCAGTCGACGTGGCGTTCTGACTCCGGTTGCTGTATTTGAACCTATCGACATTGATGGTACATCAGTCAACAGAGCTTCACTCTCCAATATAAGTATGTTATATGAAACATTGGGTGCGACTCCTTATCAGGGTCAACAAGTTTGTGTATCCAAAAGAAATCAGATAATACCTTATATTGAGAGCGCCGATAAGTGCGACAATTACGACGGGGATAGGCTGATAACCTTACCTAAGAACTGTAATTGCGGTGGAGAAACGGAGTTAGTAAAGTCGGAGAGTGGAACACTTACTCTTGTTTGTTCTAACCCAGCTTGCCCATTTAAACTAATCAACAGATTAGACCATTTTGTGGGTAAGAAGGGATTAGACATTAAGGGCCTATCAAGTGCAACTTTGGAAAAATTGATAGATAACGATTGGATTAAATCTTTGAGTTCGATATTTGAATTAAAGCAATATCGTTCTCAGTGGATACAACTCCCTGGATTTGGACCAACGTCTGTCGACAAGATTTTAAACGCCATCGATACTGCCCGCGAGGTAAGTCTTGATAAGTTCATTTGCTCTCTTGGAATTCCTTTAATCGGGAACGGAGTTTCTAAAGAAATCGTAAAGTATTATCCCACTTATGAAGAATTTAGAAATGCTATTGATTCTCGATTTGACTTTTCTATTTACGAAGGTTTTGCAGAAAGTAAAACAGAGGCTTTATGGAATTTCGATTACACAGAAGCCGATGAAGTTTACAAGTATTTATCTATACCAAAAGTAGAGATAAAGGAGAGTGCGAGCGATTCTCTTGCTGGAGTAAGTGTATGTATTACTGGTAAATTAGTACATTATAAGAATCGTGCGGCCTTGCAGACCGAGATCGAAACAGCTGGGGGCAAAGTGGTTTCATCAGTTAGTGCAAAAACTAACTACTTGATTAATAATGATAACACTTCCACTTCGTCCAAGAATGTAACGGCTCAGAAGTTGGGAATACCTGTTCTCACAGAAGAAGAATTCATCAACAAATTTTTGGGATAAAAATAAAAAAGTGTTATAATTATCTTATAAATATTATAAGGAAAGAAACTTTTTATGACTAAAAAAGAGAAGATTAGAATGGCTACTCAAATTGCAGATGCCGAAATCATCATTATGACCAGTTCTAATTCCGAAGAGGTGAGACAAGCAAAGGATAAGGTTATAAATCTTACCAACAAGATTGACTCATTTACAGACTTGGACGATATACAGGAACTTACAGTCGTGTATGTTCAAGACAAAAAGAAAAAACTTGGTTTATAAAAAATTTTTTGATATAATATTTACATAAGCATTAAGGCTTAAGAAAAATTAAATTTATTTAAAGGAGAAATGAAAATTATGGCAATGTCAGAGAACTCAAAGAAGATTTTTAACTACCTCAAGGAAATCAATGGTACACAGGTAACTGCAGCAGATGTAGCTGAGACACTCGGTCTCCCTAAGAAGACTGTTGATGGTGCTTTCACTTCTGCTATTCAGAGAAAGGGTTATGGTGTTCGTACACCTGCTACTATCCAGAATGAGGATGGCTCTACTTCTGAGGTTAAGTTCCTCTCTCTTACTGAAGAGGGCTTGGCTTTCGATCCCGACAAGACTGAGGAGTAATTTGCAAGGCCAAATCTTGCTAAATTAAACCGTATAATTTCCATAAATGGTAGAGGGGTTAAAACCTCTACCATTTATTTTAAAAGGAGATAAGTATGGGAAGAATTGATTTAACAAGTATGGTAGGTAAAAAGTCTGGTCGATTAACAGTTAAAGAAAGAGATTTGTCCAAGCCAACTGGACATCATAAAGAAAGTTATTGGATTTGTGAGTGTGAGTGTGGTAATTCTGTTTCAGTAAGAGCTGCTGATTTAAAAAATGGTCACACTCAATCCTGTGGCTGTCTAAGAAAAGATTTAGTTAGAGAAAAAAATACTAAAGATATTTCAGGACGAAGATTTGGAATGTTGGTAGCCAAAGAATCTACAAATAAAACAAACAATCATAATTGTTTTATGTGGCGTTGTGAATGCGATTGTGGAAATACTGAATATTATTGCTCAACGGAGAATTTACTTTCTGGTAAAGTAAATTCATGTGGTTGTAAACATATTCCTTTGGGAGAGAAAAGAATCGCTCAAATTTTAGAAGAAAATAATATTTTATTTAATTCGCAACAAACTTTTGCCGAATTAAAAAGTAATAATCGTTATTTAAGATATGATTTTGCTATTTTAGATAATGAAAATAATATTATTCGTTTAATAGAATTTGATGGTGAACAACATTATAACCCAAGAAGTATTTATTATTCTGACCATTTATTAGAGTTAGATAATATTAAAAATGAATATGCTAAAAAACAAAATATTCCTTTAGCGAGAATTCCTTATTCAAAATTAAATGAACTCTCTTTAGATCTCTTATTTGACGACCAGTATTTGGTGTAATTATGTGGATAGGAATAATTTTAGGACTTGTTATTGGAATTATTCTGTGTGCCATATTCTTCCTTCCGAAACTCAAACAAACACAACAACTTGATAAACAGATAGAACAGCAAAACCGCACGGAATTAGCTCTCTATAATCAACGAAAAAAAGATGTTGATGAATTAAACCAAAAGTTGATAGACTTAACAGATACTTTACAACAAAAACAAAATAATGCCGATGATTATGCTCAAAAGTATTTAGATAGTAAAGTAGAAACTGCTAATGCTCAGTTTGATGCTAAGGTTAAGGAATTAGAAAACCTATATTCAAAAGCCGAGGAAGAAGGAAAAGAAGAATACTTGGCAACTCTTGAGGAGTTCACAGTAGACTTCCAAAAGCAAATAGAAGAAAAGAATATAGAACTTGCGGGCTTGCAGGAGAAGATCCGTACCACCAAGGCCGCAGTAGATGCAGCGGTTGAAGTTAATAAACGAGCCGCCGCAGAAAGAGATAAGGCAGACTTTTATCGTATAGTTTTATCTGATGAAGATAAGAAAGAGATAAAAGAATTACAGGAGTTATTAAGTCATTTCCGCAATCCTGAACCTCTTAATAAAGTAATATGGAAAACTTATTATGAGAAACCATATACTGATTTAATTGGTAGAGTTGCGGGTAGTTCTATTAAAACTGGAATTTATAAAATCACTAATATCACTTCTGGTAAGACCTATGTTGGACAAGCAGTTAATATCGCTGACCGTTGGAAACAACATATCAAGCGAGGCATGGGTGCTGAAACTCCAACACAAAATAAATTATACCCCGCTATGCTTAAAGAAGGTGTAGATAATTTTACTTTTGAAATTATAGAAGAATGCTCAAGAGCAGAACTTAATGAGAAAGAAAAATATTGGATTACTTTCTATCAAGGCATGGAATTTGGTTACAATATGAAACGAGGATAAGATGGGAAAAGTTACAATTCAAAATCACACTACAAAGAACCCTATTTCATTAATTGGATATGAAAGTGGGGTTTGTTATGGTTCAGATGTAACAAATGAGGAAAAGAATTACAAAAGAGGTTTGGAGAATATCAAAAGTGGGCATGGCCGCACATTCGAACTTCCACAGGTATATTTGACGCTCGATGGCTATTCCGCAAGAGTAATTAGAGAATTTTATACTCATATTGCCGGTGGACCAACTCGACTTCAAGCTTCAACCAGATATATCGACTATGATAACTTTGGTTTTGTAGTTCCTCCTTCTATTGCAGACAATAGTTACGCAAAATGGAGATATGAAAAAACAATGAGAGAAATCCTTGGTTGTTATGAACAACTAATTAACCTTGGTATCCCCAAGGAAGATATTGCTAACATTCTACCTCTTGGTATGGAAACAAGAATTATTTGTAGAACTAATATGCGTAATCTTATTGATATGTCCCATCAAAGACTTTGTAACAGAGCCTATTGGGAATTTAGAGATTTAATGAGAGATATAATGAAGGCATTATCTGAGTATTCAGAAGAATGGGATTATATAGTTAAAAATTATATGGTTCCAAAATGTGTTTATTTAGGCTCTTGTCCAGAAACTCATTCCTGCAAAGCGAACAAAAATGGTTAATTTGTGAAAATTAAAAAAATATGTTATAATTATAGTATAAGCAAATTAAGAAAGCGAGAAATTAACAAATGTCAAAAAAGGAAAAGTTTATTGAATTTGTAGAACAGAATTTAATGTCAAAGTGTGGAGAATTAGATCAGGATGTAGCTGATTATTGGTTCGCTTTAAAGAACAAGGAGGAAAAGGAAAAGCCACTCCTCTCTGATAATGGTAAGCTTATTCTTAAGTTTATGCAGACCACAATGGAGAAGGGAAAGGCAAAGGATATTGCAGAAGCAATGTTCATTTCATCAAGATCCGTGTCTGGAGCCATGCGTAAGTTGGTAACTGATGGTTTTGTTGAAAAGATTGGGGAAGACCCTATTATTTATTGTATCACCGAAAAAGGTAGAAATATTGAAATTGACTAATTAAAAAGGAGAAAAATTATTATGAAGGCTATTGTTAATAAGGCACATGTAGAGGGTGTAGTATACGAGCACAAGCTTCAGGCTAAGGTAACCGGTGAGAATTCAAAGAATCCCGGAACAGAGTACATCACAGGTGAACTCAGAGTGTTGACTGATCCTGATACAAACAACATTGTACCTGTTCATTTTACATATTTGACAGCTACAACTAAGGCTGGCAAGGAGAACGCAACTTATACAGTTCTTAAGAAGATCATTGATGGCGTACTTCCTACTCAGATGGATGGCGGCAACACAATGGTTAAGATTGATGGTGAAGTTGGAGTAAATGACTTCTATACAGAGCGTGATGGTCAGACAGAACTTGTTAGTGCAAAGAGAATTGAGGGTAAGTTTGTTCATGCCGTAACTGATATTGATAAGGATGTTAATAAGAGAAACTATATTGAGGCAGATATGGTTATCTCTGGTATGAGAACTCTTGATGCAACTGAGAACTATCCCGCAAGAACTTTTGTTAAGGGTGCGGTATTTGGACCTTACAGAAAGGACTTCCTTCCTGTTGAGTTTGAGGTAGAGAACCCTAATGCTATCTCTTACTTTGAGGGTCTTGATGCATCTTCAAAGAATCCTGTCTTCACTAAGGTATATGTTCGTGTTCTCTCACAGACAGTTACAAAGCAGAAGGTTGAGGAGTCAGCTTTCGGTGATGACATTGTAACTGAGACAACAAGAGAAACAAAGAAGTGGATCATCTACAACGCACAGAAGGACATCTATGCTTGGGACGATGAGAGCACAATCACTGCTGCTGAGTTGACTAAGGCTCTTGCAGACAGAGAGACATATCTTGCAACTATCAAGACTGGATATGAGGAGAGAAAGGCAGCTAAGGGCGCAACTGCTGCTCCCGCTGCAACAGGCGGATTTAATTTCTAATATTGGAGGTATAAGATAATATGGCAACTATAAATCTTAAGGGGTTGAAGCCCCACAAGGTAAGTAGAGATCTTTCTGGCTATATTACTTATATCTACGGACCGGGTGGAGCCGGAAAGACAACTTTTGGCTCCCAGATGCCCGATCCACTCTTACTTGCATTTGAGCGTGGATATAACGCATTGCCGGGAGTTATTGCTCAGGATATTACTTCTTGGGCAGAAATGAAGCAAGTTCTTCGTCAGTTGGACGACCCAGAGGTTAAGGAAAACTTCAAGAGTGTCGTTATTGATACAGTAGATATTGCTTCACAACTTTGTGAGAAGTATGTTTGTTCTCAGCTTGATATTGAGAATATTGGTGACGGTGGCTGGACTAAGAATGGTTGGGCCAAGGTAAAGAAGGAGTGGGAGACAACTTTCCGTAATATTGCTATGAAGGGATACGCAGTTGTTTTCATTTCACATTCAAAGGAAAGAACTGTTACCAACAAAGATCAGACACAGTATAATGCTATCGGCCCTTCTTGTTCTAATGTTTATAATGAAATCATTAAGAATATGGTTGATATTGAAGGTTATATTGATGTTGACAAGGGAGAAAGAAAGTTAGTTCTTCGTTCAGACGATGGAACCATTGAGTGCAAGTCAAGATTTTCTTGCATTGATAAGGTAATTCCTTTCTCATATCAGTCACTTGTTGATGCTTTGAACAAGGCAATTGACGAAGAAGCTAATAACACTGGTAACAAGTTCGTTACTGAAGAAAAGGAGAAGGTTGCAGCTGCTGCAACTTATGACTTTGACAGTCTTATGGCTGAATTTAAGGAAATGGCTACTACTCTTATGAATAAGAGCCAAGATTATCAGCCTAAAATTACCGCCATTATTGAGAAGCATCTCGGTAAGGGCAAGAAGATTGGCGATGCAACTATTGCTCAGGCAGAGGTTATCGCAGTCATTAATGGAGAAATTAAGGATACTTTATTTTAACTCTTATTTTGGAGTTTATTTTAATAATTTCCAATCTTTTAGAAGATCATCTAAACAGTAAACTCCATCAAAGTATCTTATCCTTTCTATGTCAGGCCGACCCGATTCAATATCGGGTTGGCTTTTTTAATAAAAAATGTTATAATATTATTGTATAATATTATTAAAAGGAGAAATCTGTTCATGCACAAAGTTAAATGTAAGTGCTGTAATCAGACTTTTGACCGCGATACTGTTCCGTGCGTCAAAGAAGGCAATAGATATTCTCATAAAGAGTGTTACGAAAAAAGAACAGAAGCTGAGCAAAAGGAGGCAAACGACAAGACCGCACTTGATAACTACATAATGAAGTTGTTTAAACTCGATTATGTGACACCAAGAATACAGAAACAGATTAAGCAATATGTTGAAGAATATCATTACACTTATTCTGGTATTCATAAAGCATTGGTGTATTTTTATGAAGTTAAAGGCAATTCAATAGAAAAAGCAAATAATGGTATTGGAATAGTTCCATATATTTATAAAGATGCTTATAATTATTATTATTCCATTTGGGAAGCAAACCAAAAGAATAAAGATAAGACTGCCGCTGACTTACAGATACAGCAACAAGTGGTTCACATAAAAAGTCCAGAAAGACCACAGAAAAGAAAAAGAAGATTGTTTAGTTTTTTAGACAAGGAGTAAAGAACAATGGGTTCAAAATATGTAGATATGACAAGTGTAGTTCAGGTCATAGGTTGTGTATATAACAATCCCAACCTTTTGGAACTCACTGACAAGTATATAGTAACTGACGAAGACTTCACTGATGATTTCCATAGAGTTGTCTTCGGTGCTATATATAAGATTCATGAATTGGGAGCGAAGACAATAACTCTTGAGAACATAAATGACTTCTTGTCTTCAAGACCCAAGAGCGAAGCGATTTATAAAAAGCAAGATGGCGACAAGTGGTTAATGAAAGTTACTGATAGTGCTCAGACATTATCATTTGACTACTATTATAATCGCTTAAAGAAAATGACACTTTTGAGAGTATATGACAATTATGGAATAAATGTAACTGACATTTATGATCCAGATTTGTTAGATGTAAAGAAAAAGCAACTTCAAGAAGACCAGTTAGATAATATGACTCTTGAAGATATTGCAAATAAAGTTGACAGAAAAATTGAAGCAATTAGATTACAATATGTTGATGAATCGTATGGAGAAGCTTCACAGGCTGGTGATGGTATCATTGACTTAATTAATGATTTGAAGGAGAATCCAGAAGTAGGAGTTCCTTTGTACGGGAACTTGATCAACACAGTAACGAGGGGCGCAAGATTAAGAAAGTTTTATATTAGAAGTGCGGCCACCGGTATTGGTAAGACACGTAGCCTGATTGCTGATGCATGCTATATCGCGTGCGATGAAATATATGATGATTCATTTGGTTGGATTAAGAATGGAACAATGGAGCCAACCTTGTTTATAGCAACAGAGCAGGATTTGAAAGAAGTCCAAACAATGATGCTCGCGTTCTTGTCCAATGTCGATGAAGATCACATCCTCAATGGTACATATGTGGGCGATGAAGAGGAGCGCGTCCTCCACGCCGCAGATATAATAAGAGGTAGTCCTTTATATGTAGAAGAATTACCAGATTTCTCGTTGCAAGATGTTGAAAATAAAATAAAACAAAATATACGAGAACATAATGTTAAATATGTGTTCGACCTTATTTAAAAGGTGCCGGGACAATGAAACACTTTTCCACTAATCAGTGGGGTCTATAAATAATTTTTATAGGCTAACGGGGAACCCTAAACAGTAATGCACGGGAATCCCGTGGGAAAAATTTTCGGACAGAAGTAGTCAATTCTTAACTGATGATTTTCATACTTTTATGAAAGGAGTGTGAAAATTATATGGGAATGATTTATTGTTTTACTAATTTAATAAATAACAAAAAATATGTAGGACAAACAATAAATTCTAACGATAATAGATATAATAGTCATAAAAGTTCATATCAAAATGAAAATAGTAATGAATATAATTCAATATTACACAGAGCTTTTAGAAAATATGGTTTTGAAAATTTTAAATATGAAATATTGATAGATGATATTGAAGATATAGAACTTTTAAATGAATTAGAAATTTATTATATTAAAAAACTCAATTCTTTAATTCCTAACGGCTATAATGTAGAAGAAGGTGGAAAGAATTGTAAAAAACCTAAAACTCAAGAACAAAAAATAAAATTAACTTGGGGGCAAGCTAAGTTAACCAAAGAGGAAATTATTGAGTTAAGAATTGCTTACAAAGAAGGAAAAAGTCCAAAACAAATTTATGATGAAAAATATAAAGATAGACTTCATTATAATTCTTTTTTAAATATCTGGAGTGGTAGAAGATATAAAAACATAATGCCTGAATGTATAGAAAAAGGCAGACATACAAAATTAACCAAAGAAAAAGTTGATGAAATTAGAAAAAAATATAAAGAAGAAAATACTTCTTATCAAAAATTAGCTGAAGAGTTTAATTGTTCTAAATCAACTATCGCAGATATTATAAAAGAAAGAACCTGGACCGAAAATTAACCTGTATCGACTATTCCCCAGGCCTTCTGGGCGGGGAAGTAGAGCTACTATTGATACGTAGTCCAATTTTAGGAAACGAAGTTGGTTAAAAGTCGAAATGGTGTCCTTACTATTTTAATAGTAAGTAAAAGATAGTCAGTGCTTATAGAAATATAAGAATAACACGTCATGATTATATTCATACTTCTATGAAAATTTTGGAAGAAATAACAAGAAGAAGTGGTGGAGTTAAGTTAAGAGAGGATAATATCTTGTTTATCCTTTCTACAAAACTTAAGGATATTTGCAATCAGTATGGAGTATTTATTGAAAGTGCTACTCAGTTGAATGGTTCTTATGTGGACTCTGAAACACCTGACCAGAACTTGTTGAGAGGCGCGAAAGCCATAGCCGATAAGATTGATTATGGTGCCATTCTCTTGGGAGTAACGCAAAAAGATAAAGAAGCTCTTGTTGATATTTTAAGTACCGGAACTTTTGAAACACCAGCAATTAAGTTGTCTATCTATAAGAATAGACGAGGAAGATATAAAGGTATATATCTTTGGTGTAAGGCAAATCTTGGAACTTGTAGAATCCAGCCAATGTTTGCAACAACTTATGATTATGAGATTGTTCAAATTAACAATTTGAGTATTATGGTAGAAGAAGAGGGAGCTTTTGAACAATGTTAATGGCATATGATAAGGACAAAATTAAACAGGCATTAACAGAAGAAAATATCTTCGAGGTTTTGACAGAGTTGGGTGGAAACCCAACCTGGTCAAATGGTGCCATTGTGTCTGATACCATATGTCATAATTGTCCCGGTTGTGGAAGTCATAAGTTGTATTATTATACAAACAGTAAATTGTTAAATTGTTATACAGGTTGTTCTACTCCAAGTTTTGATATATTTGAATTAGTAATTAAATGTTTTAAGATACAATATGACCAAGAAATTGATTTGAACGAAGCAGTCAGATGGGTTGCTGGAAAATTTGGTCTCTACGGAACTGTAGAGAGCTCTGGCGAAGAAGATTTGGAAGATTGGAATGTTCTTGCGTCTTACGATAGAATTAAGAAAATTGAAATAAAAAGTGTATCAGATATACAATTAAAAGAATATGATGACAGTATTCTTGAAAGAATGAGTTATGATATTTTGTTAAAGCCTTGGCTTGAAGAGGGAATAACTCAAGAAGTATTAGACCTCGCATGTATTGGATATTATCTTGGTGGAGACCAGATCACTATCCCACACTTTGACAAGGATAATCGTTTCATAGGTTTAAGAGGTCGTACCATGAGCAAAGAAGAAGGAGAGTTGTATGGTAAGTATCGACCTTTACTGATACAAGGTAAATTATATAATCACCCTCTTGGTTTTAATTTATATGGCTTTAATTGGTCAAAAGAAAATATAAAAGCAGCAAAGAAGGCAATTATATTTGAATCAGAGAAATCTGTATTGAAGTATATTAGTCTTTTTGGAAAAGATAATAATATAGCGGTGGCTTGTTGTGGTTCAAATATCTCCAGTTATCAAATGCAACTGTTAATGGATGCAGGAGTTGAGGAAGTTATTATAGCATTTGATAGACAGTTCCAAAAAATAGGAGATAAAGAGTTTTTCCATTTAAAAGATAATTTATTAAAAATTAGAGAAAGATATAAGAACTCTACTATAATTTCTTTTATATTTGATAAGAAAATGATTACAAATTATAAAAGCGCACCAATAGATGAAGGAAAAGAAAAGTTTTTACAGTTATTTAAGGAGAGAATTGTATTGTAATGGAATATATGTTAAGAGAGGCTTTATTGCCGATAAAAAATACATACTCAACTATTGAAAAGATATTTGCGGCCCGCGGTATTGCGCCCGACTGCATCCAGCACTATCTCTCTACTTCAGAGGCCGATCTTGTAGATCCACGAAGACTGGATCACATGGACGAAGGAATAAAAATGCTGGTTGGTCATATCAAGAACAATGACCAGATCTTGGTAATAGTTGACTGCGATGCCGATGGGTACACGAGCGCGGCCGCACTAATAAATTATCTTAATCTTGTTTTTCCATATTATACGCAGACTAAGATTTCGTATCGTGTGCATGATGGAAAGCAACATGGATTAGCAGACAATATGGCTTATATAGAACGCCACCCAGAATTTAAGCTAATCATTTGTCCAGATTCAAGTAGTAATGATTATGAACAACATAAAGAATTAAAAGAAAAGGGATATGATATTTTAGTTCTTGACCACCACGAAGCTGAAAGATACTCACAAGATGCCATTGTAATTAACAATCAGTTATCAAATGATTATCCAACCAAATCATTATCAGGCGTAGGAGTTGTGTATAAGTTCTGTAGCCGTATGGACGAAATCTTAAATAAGAACTATGCAGAAGAGATAACTGATTTAGTTGCTATTGGTTTAATTGGTGATATGATGGATATAAGAGATTATGAAACAAAGTATCTCATTGAAACAGGTCTTGCAAATATTAAAAACCCGTTCGCAATTCAAATGACTCATCAAGCAGCTTATTCTATTAACAAGGCTGGTGGTCTTTGCCCATTCTCTATTAGTTTCTATGTTGTACCACAAATCAATGGAACAATTAGAATGGGAACAATAGAAGAGAAGTTATTACTTTTTGAATCAATGCTTGACTTCAAGGGTAAAGCAATGATTCCTTCAACTAAGAGAGGGTGCAAGGGCCAGTTCGAAACAGTCGCAGAACAGGCTTGCCGTAATGCTACTAATATCAAAAGACATCAAGATAGTAGTGTTTCAAAAAATATTGAAATTGTAGAAGGTATTATTAAAGAAAAGCATCTTGATGAAAATAAAATTATTGCAGTCAAGTTAAAACCTGGCCAGTTGATAAGTAGAAATCTTACTGGACTTATTGCAAACAAGTTAATGGCTAAATATAAGCACCCATTCTTGTTATTAACAGAAGTAACACACGAAGATGGGATAATCACTTGGGATGGTTCCGGTAGAGGATATAATACAAAAGACTTTACAGATTTTAAGGATTTTGTAAAGCAAAGCGGATATTCTTTGTTGAGCGAAGGACATGCCTCAGCTTTTGGTTGTTCGATAGCAGACAAAGATTTTGAAAACTTTATTAACTACTCTAATGAGAAGTTAAAGGATTGTTCTTTTACACCTTGTGCCAGAGTTGATTTTATTTGGGGTAAAAATGATTTTACAAGAGATGATATAAAAGAAATTGCTGAATTAAGATTGGTATGGGGACAAAGTTTAGAAGAACCACAAATTGTAATTGAAAATATTGCAATTACACCTGATAACTTCTCTGTTTATGGAGAGACAAACAAACATACGATTAGAATTGAAATGCCAAATGGTGTAACAATGGTTATGTTTGGTGTTTCAGATGAAAAGATCGAGGAGCTCACTCCTCCTGAGCACGGTTGTACCTTCATAAATGTTCTTGGCAAATGTTCATTAAATGAATGGAATGGTTCTGTAACAGGACAAATTGTAATTGATGATATTGAAGCTGTAGGACAAACAGAGTATTATTTTTAAGGAGGATTTATGCGTAATAGAGATATAATAGTAGATTTTATAGGAATATTAACAATAATTTTGTTTACCGTAGTAATTGCAGTATGTTTTATTTCAGATAAGATAGTTAAAGAAGAACCTTTAGAAACTTTTGAAATACCAATAGAAACAAGTGTGGTGGAGGTGATTGAACCCACCTCCACCCCCACTCCAACTCCACGTCCGATACCACTTGATTCTGATGAAGCGAGACAGTATACTCTCAATTATCAGCATCAAGTGGTTATGTATGAAGAAAGAATTGCAGAAGTTTCTCAATATGAAACTATTGAAGAATATCTTAATAGTTTGGAGAGTACAAGGCAAGAATTAACTGATAATTACAAATATTTTTTAGAATATTATCAATTATTACTTATTGAAGAAGAGGAAGCTGAATGGGAGCAAAGATATGAAGAGTACCCAGAAGCAACAACAATTTGGTTATATCTAACAGTTGAAATGGGATATAATGAATATGTCGCGGCCGGTGTCCTCGGGAACATCATGAACGAGGTAGGAGGTAACTCATTAAATATCAATCCTTCTGCTCATAACCCAGCTGGATATTATGGTATATGCCAGTGGAATTCTTCTATGTATGGAGATATATGGTACTGTAATTTGGTGGAGCAATTAGATTATCTTAATAGAACTATTGAATATGAATATAATAGTTGTGGCAATATGAGCTATGAAAGTTTTTGTAACTTAACCGATGAAAGAGAAGCCGCACTTTCATTTGCTCGTTCATATGAGAGATGTTCTTCTGCAAGTTATGGAAGACGCCAGAACAATGCTACAACAGCTCTTAACTATTTTTCTCCCTCTTGACAAAAATTAAAATTTATGTTATAATAAAGTATAAGAAAAAATAAGTAGAAAGGTTTAAAATGAAGTTAATTGAATGGGTTTTGTATCTTATAATTTTATTTGGTACATTAACTTTAATTTGTATAGGTTTGGCTTATATAGGTAGTGGAATTTTACAGTTTTAAAAGGAGATAAAAAGATGATTTTGACTTCGCGTCAAGAAGAAGGACTTAAAGAAATCGTTACTCGTTGTGGGAATCATGACAAGTTCGTGACGATCGCGGGGTACGCAGGCACAGGAAAGTCGACACTAGTCAAAGTTGCAATCGAAGCCTTGAAGGTAAACCCTGAAGATGTAGCCTATGCGACCTTCACCGGCAAGGCCGCAGAAGTTTTAAGAAAAAAGGGTAATCTCGGTGCAATAACTCTTCATAAACTTCTCTATGACCATTTTCCTCTCCCTACCGGTGGATATCTTCGTAAACCAAAAGAGAGAATAGATAAAAAGGTAGTAGTAGTTGATGAGGTTTCGATGGTTCCAAAGAGTATGATAGATTTACTTTTGAGCCATAGAGCATTTGTTATCTTCCTTGGTGACCCATTCCAGTTGCCTCAGATAGATAAGGAAGAAGCTCACGATTATCTTGACCACCCTCATGTATTCTTAGACGAGATTATGAGACAAGAAGCAGACTCGGAGATTATTAAACTTACTTTGGCAATTCGTAATATGCAACCTATTGAATATTTTAAGGGTGAGCAAGTACAGATTATGCCTAAGTCACAGTTAGTAGATGGTTGTTATACTTGGGCGGATCAGGTGATCACGGGAACCAATGCAACAAGACGTGCAGTCAATGATCAGATGCGTGCGATGTTGGGCTTTAGCGGCTTGCCGCAAGAAGGTGAAAAGATGATTTGTCTTCGTAATTTTTGGGATGACTTTTCAACAAATGGTGACCCACTTGTAAATGGTTTAACAGGTATTATTCACAATCCAGTTGATACTACAATTCAAATTCCACCAGTAGCAAGAATTAAGAAAAAGGAAGTTCCTGTTATTAGATGCGATTTTGAAGTTGATGAAAATAACATCTTTTTAGATACTCCGATGGATAAGACTCTTATTACTTCTGGTGAACCATATCTCGATTTTAGAGAAAATTATAGGTTAAGAATGATTAAGACTCGTATTGGAGATTTTTTACCCAGAGATTACGATTTCGGATACGCGATCACATGTCACAAGGCACAGGGCAGCTCTTGGGAAAAAGTTTTGGTTATCGAAGATAAATTCCCGTTCGATCCGGTCGAACATGCTCGTTGGTTGTATACTGCATGTACTCGCCCCGAAAAAAAGCTTGTTCTAGTGCGAAGTTAACACAAAGGAAGAATAACATGAAATTCTACACATCGTATTTTTATCAACTACGCTTCTTTCCACCAAATTTAATTCCAATTAGTACAGCTAAGTGGGACCCGAAGTGGTTCAAACTTGGCTTTGATAAAAGAGGAGTTATGAACGGCTTGCGGGCACCCGTCCTTGTGCTACCCGACAACTGGAACAATGTCGAGATAGAATGCGGAAAAAATTGTGGCAAAGTTCCGTTTGAATGTAATTTTATGAAGGCTTATGACAACTACCTTCATACATTAGATTTTAAAGACGTGTACAGTAGAGCGATTGATCTGGGTCAACGGGTTATAGCAGCGGCTGGCCGCACAGACCAAGATTTTGATATTGTTCTTTTGGTTCACGAACCAGCAAGTTGCAAGTGTGCCGAAAGACCAATATTACAAAAATGGTTTAGAGAGAATGGAGTTGAAATAAAAGAATGGACAAAAAAGAACTAATTCAGATTTTCAGTCAATATCAAACCTATAATGGAGAGGATTGTCTTATAATTCCTTTGAAAAATATAATTTGTGGTGAAATAATCGCAGGTGATGATGAATATCCACGTATAACTTTAGAATATTGGGGGAAGCCTTAATGGATAGTGGTATTGGAGCAAAATTGTTAGTTGTTGTATTGTTATTATTTATTTTATTTTTGCTTGGTGAAATAAGAGGTTGCGATAGCACCAACCAATACAACAATGGACGCTGCCCTTGCGGAGGATATTGGCAATATCAACAAGCAATAAGTCGTGGTAGATATGGCGAA